TGATCGCCCTGGATTTCTCGGTCCGGAAGCATCACGTCGGCCGGCGGTCCAGGGGAGACGACGAACTCGAGGGAGCGAGGGAGTTCTTCCGGGATGAGACTAGGATCGCTGACGACCGGGCTTTCTTCTTAAAGGTTAGGGACACCGTGGACGCGGCTCTCACTGAAGCGACCTTCGGAAAGATCGTGGCCAAACTCCGGGAGGCGACGGAGCTCCGGATCGAGGCCGATCCCGTGAAGGTGCTCGAGAGGGTCCAGGAGAAGTTCTCTTTGAACGACAACGAGCGGGGATCAGTTCTTAACCACCTGATTTCGGGAGGGGAGCTCTCCGCTTACGGCCTCGCGAACGCGATTACTCGGGCCTCTCAGGACCTGGACGATTACGACAGGGCGACCGAGTTCGAGAAACTCGGGGGAGAAATCATAACCTTGCCCCGGTCAGACTGGCAGGTCCTCGCCGCCGCGTAGTTCCAACTCTTGCACGCGAGCTCGGACCCCGGAAGGGATCCGGGCTCGAAGCAAGGGCTGGAGCTCGAAAAGATAAAGAGGAAGGGATCCGGCCTCGAGCCCCTCCCCTCGTGGTGGGGGGAGGAGGAAGACGGGAGGCCCTCCGGGATAGAATCCCTAGGAGGCTCGCCCTTGAAGGGGCGCGGCCGGGTAGGGAGGAGAACCTGGAGGGTGGAACCCGACCGGACCAGCTCCGAGTCGAAAAAAGCGGAGACTGGAATCCGATCCGGTTCTAAGGTAAGGAAGGAGGGAGATCATGGAGACGGTTATCGAGGTTTACCGGAAGGGCAGGAGGTTCCCTTGCGGGACTTTCACCCTAGAGAAGGCTGAGAAAATCTCGAGCGAGGTCCTCCACAAGGGCCGATACTTCAAGAAGAGGGTTCTCGTCAGAACGCCATCAGGTCAGTTGATCCGAGTCTATTTCCCTAAGTACGAGGGCAAGCCCCCGGTCGGGTATTTGGAGAAGGCAGAGGTCTTGCCGGAACGATCGAGGCCGGGAAGAAAGGAAAGGAGGAAGAGATGAAGAACGAAGAGACCCACGAGGGAATCGTAGAAGAGAAGGGGTCCACCCAGAGGGTGGAGACTCTCGAGACGGAAGCGCTCGTCCTTCCGTCGAAGTCCCTGCTCGCCCAATTGGTCGACGGAGACGTGGACCCCGACAAGGCGCTGGAGAAGCTCGACAAGGTTATCGAGTTCAAGAAGAAGATCCTCTTCCGGGCCATTAAGGCCACGGTCCTCGCCGATTGGCTCGACATAGAAGGACGGCCTTGGCCCCGCGGGGGAGCTGCCCACCGGATCAAGTCGCAGCTCGGGGTCCGGGTCGCCAACCAGGAAATCGTGAGGGAAGATTTCGAGGACGAGGTCGGGAAATACTACATGTACACCGCGTCTGGAGATTTCTCCCTTCCCGGTTTGATCGATGATCCGACCCCCGTTATCGGGACTTGCTCTTCCAGGGATCAGTTCTTCTCCATCAAGCACGGCAGGGCTCGGCCCGTGACGGAGATCGACCCGGGCTCGATCAAGAAGGCGGCGCAAACGAACATGATCACCCTCGGAGTTTTCAAGGTTCTCGGGCTCCACGGTTTAAGCTGGGTCGATCTCGAGGACCTCGGATTCAAAGCGGCAGACGCTCAGAGGGTCGATATGTACAAGGGGAAGAGAAGGCCCGCCCCTAGTTCAGCGAAGGAAGATCGGAAGAGAGAAACGAAGCCAGCCGAGCCGGCCCCGTCCACCCAGGAGGGGGAAGGACCCCACGAAGACGAGGCCAGGAGGAAAGAAGTCAAGGCCGAGGTCGGAAAACTAATCAGGGAGATTACCCTGAGCGACGACCAGTCTACCAACAAGAAGAAGTTCAAGGAGCTCGCCGGGATCTCCTGGAAGGAGTTCACCGAATTACCTCTCGAGGAGATGAACCCGATCATGGTGAAAATGAGGATGCGTCGGGACAAGAAAAAGTCCGACGATCCGGAGGACGCGACCGAGGATCCGGGAAACGCGGACCTGCCATTCTAGATCTCGATAACCAATTAAATAGAAGGAGGGATAGAGAAAGATGACGGCCAAGGCGGAGAAAAAAAAGAAAGGTAAGGTAAAAAAGGACGGATTCGAGATCGCGGGGGATCTAGCCAAGTGTTTAGCCGACGGCCTCGACGAGCTGAAGGAAAAGAAGAGGGAAGTTTATCCGGTAAAGAATAACAACGCGAGCCAGATCGGTTTTCCCTGCCTCAGGTTTCAGGTGATGAGAAGGCTCCTTTGGGACAAGAAGCCCCCGCCATCCTTGAATCTTCAGTACGTATTTGACGAGGGGAAAGACCAGGAGTTCCTGATCCTCCGTGACCTTAGGGCTTTGGGTCAGGAGAAGGGCTTCGAGGTCGAGGCGAACGCCCAATATTTCGAAGACAAAAAGGCTAGGATCACGGGGAAACAGGATTCGTGGATCCGGTACAAGGGATATATTTTCCCGATCGAAGTAAAGTCGATGAGCCCTCATACTTGGGACGGCGTGAATACGGTAGATGATTTTCAGAAATGGCCATGGTCGAAAAAGTACCCGGGCCAACTCACGATGTACCTCCTCCTCACCGGACAAGAGTTCGGCCTCTTCGTTTTGAAGAATAAGGTTAGCGGTAGATTCAAGTTCCTCCCGTTCCGGCTCGATTTCGAATACGCCGAGAAGCTCCTGAAGCTCGCGGAGAAGGCCAACGAATGGGTCGATCGAGGAGAGATCCCTCCATTAGAGGAGAGGGGGGAAGAGGTCGAGGCCGAGGATTGCCTCCGCTGCGACTTCTTCCAAGAATGTTTGCCGGACATAGAGGTCAAGAAGAAGTTGGAGTTCCTCGACGCGGAGGACGAGCCGGCGACGGTCTCGATGCTGGAAAGGTACGAGAAACTAAAGCCGATGAAAAGTGAATTCGAGAAGCTGGACAAAGCGATCTCCGTTCGGTTTAGCGGGATCATCGAGGCAGTAGTCGGCCCCTTCATGATCTCGGGCAAAGAAGTCAAGAGGAAAGGGTACGTGGTCGAGGATTCCACGTACTGGCAGAAGAAAGTCTCGAGGCTTGTGCCGAAGAGTGACGGGGGAGAAGAGGAGGAAATCTGATGGAAAGGATCCTAACCGTAGTGGAAACCTTAGACCTTCTAAGCGAGGTTTTGTCTGACCAGGATCTCGCCTTCCTAATCGGAACCCATCAAACCACCATTAGTCGTTGGAGAAGGCGGGAGCGGGTCCCTCTTCCCCAACACGAGCAGCTCATCCACCGGGTAGCCTCGATAGTGGCTAAGATCCAGGCAGCTGGGATCCAGGTCGAGAAGGAAGTCGTCGAGGAAAAATTAAAGGAGGACGAAGGATGTCTAACGACAGAAAGACCGAATGGATAATCCGGGAAAGGTGGGATATCGGGAACGTGATGGTCACGATCTCGAGCCCAGACGATAACCCGACGAAGCGGGTTCTCTCGATCAGGAAAACCTTTACCCCGAAAGACGGGAACCCCAACGATAAGTTCCCGACTAAGCAGGGACTCTCTATTCCTAGCCTCGAAGTTCTCCAAAGCCTGATCCCCGTCTTGAAGGAAGCGGAAAAGATCCTCTCGGCCCCGCCCCGGGGCGTCAGTGATAGGGACGAGGAGGAGGAAATCTGATGGGGGGATCAGGAAATGAATATCCGCCCTGCAAGGCGAAGAGGAAGAACGGGGAAACCTGCGGCAGGCCGGGAAAGTTCAACGGGTTCTGCCACCTCCATTCTTCCGATTTTCAAAGATCGAGGAGCGAGGCGAGGATCGGAAAGAACGAGGGAGTCGAGATCCTCAAGAAGAAAAAGGAGATCGCCAGGGATCTTTGGTATAAGGGCAAAGATCCAAAGGAGATCGGGGAAGTCGTCGGCAGATCCTCGGGGACGATCAGAAGCTGGGCCCGTCAAGACGATTGGGACGGCAAGAGAGATGCCCCTATCGACGCGATGTTTACTAAGTTGCGGGAAGAAGTTTCCGAGGCAGCGAAGTACCTAGCCCCGAAGATTACGTCTCACATCGAGAGTCTCCTCGGAATCTACGAGAACATCTTGCGTACCGGGGTGGAGATCAAGGGACGAAAGAAAGGGAGAAAATACGAACTCTCCGTCCGGGATCTCGAATCGATGGCGGTTTCTTTCCAGAAACTAATGGCTGTGGTAGAGGGGCGAGCTGCCGAGGGCGCGGCGATAGTACCGATCCAAGTAAACGTCCCGATCTATCCTCCGGGAGCGGAGGACGAATGGAGGAAGGAATTCTCCAACAAGACCGAAGAGCCGGAGCCGGAAGTCCCAGATGTGCTCGAGGATCCGGAGATCGAGGCCAGGAAGAATGGGGGAGAAGGAAGCGATGGCGATCCTGGCGAATAATCCCCATGACGTGACTTTCCACCCCGGCCAATCCTCAGCCTGGCACGCCAAGCAAAGGTTCATCCTCCTAATCGCCGGGACCGGGGGCGGCAAGACGACGTTCGGCGCCCACTGGTCGATGGATGAGTTCACTAGATTCCCGAAGGACGACGGCATAATAGTCGCCCCGAACTACAAGACTCTGAACCAAGGCACCCTCAGGCGGTTTTTCCAATTCTACCCGCCGGGAAAGACTGGAGAGTTTAAGAAGAACGATATGGAGTTCATCCCTTACCACTCAGAGGGTGGGAAGATCTTCATAAGATCCGCGGAAAATCCGGAGGAATCCCTCGAGGCCGCAGTGGTCCGCTGGGTGTGGGGCGATGAAGCATCCCTCTTGAAATTAATCGCCTGGGATGTAATTCAAAGTCGCGTCGGTTTCCTCGAGGGTCGGGTTTGTTTCACCACTACTCCGAGAGGACAAAACTGGCTTTATTACGATTTCTACAAACACTGGAGGGCTGGCAATCCCGATTACTTCGTCTCTCAATTTCCTTCGATATTGAATCCTAAATATCCGAGGAGAGAGTTCGACCGAGTAAGGGAAACCATGTCGAGTTCTAAGTTCGCGATGAGATACCTCGGCTCGTTTGAAAAGCTCGAGGGTCAGATTTGGCCGAACCCGAGGTTCAAGAAGGGATTCCGGATCCCGAGGGATTGGAAGACTTGGGTGGGGGTCGACTTCGGGTATACCAAGGGACACGAGACGGCCTTCATCTTCTTCGCGGAAAGCCCGAAGACGGAAAGGGTTTACGCGTGGAACGAATACTACCGGCCGAAGCTCTTGATGAGCGAGCACGCGGAAGGGTTCTTGAAGTGCTGCGAGGACAAGCAGCCGACGGATGTCTTCTTCGACTCTGCCGCCCAGCAGGAAGCCGCTGAGCTCGAAGCCTATCTAAAATCACCCGAGGTAAGGGCTAGGTATCCATGGACGAAGAAACTAAAGTTCATGAACGCTTTCAAGTCCGTGGAGCTCGGGATCGACGCGGTGGAAGAAGGGTTCAATTCAAGAAAGCTCTGGATCTTCGAGGACCGTTGCCGAAACTTTCAAGACGAGATTAGAGTCTATGCCCGGGACGAAGACGGTTCGGTTCCGAAGGTTTACAACAACGCCTGCGATGCCGGAAGGTACGGTTACGCCTCCTTGTTCGCCGCTTCCTCTAAGCACAAGAAGAGGAAGGCGGCAATCATAACCGGGATTTAGAGAAAGGAGAAATAGTATGTCAGTGCTAGGTTTCGATCTCTCCCTCTTCGAATCTTCCATCTGCCTATTCCGAAAAGAGAACGACTTCGAGCTCCGAGACCTCAACTGGGATCGTCGAGATCGAAAGCTCCGCGAGCTCAGCCCTCTAGAGCGGGACGCTTTTCTGATCCGATCGGTATCCGACTGGTCGAAGCGGAGCGCAGAGGAACTAAAACCAAACTGGACGGCGATCGAGGAAATAAAGATGAGGCCCCTCCAGATCAAGAACGTCAGCAAGAGAACCGGGAAGCAGCTGAAGGACAAGCCGATCATACCGAGCTCGCTCACCCAACTCGCCGGGTTGAAGTGGGTGACTATCCTCAAGCTGCAAGATCTCGGTTACCTCCCCGTCATGATCACTGCTTCAGAAGCGAGGTCCGCTTATTTCGGGAAGGGAAAGATAAAAAAGGATCAGGTGTTCCGTCGGCTCAAGGAAAAGTTTCCCGAACTGATCACGAACCATAATAGGGCGGACGCCTATCTCGTCGCCTGGAGGTTCGATCTATTCCTTAGAACCCAGAAAGAAGAAGAGGAGGATATATGATGACATTGATTTTCTCGAAGAGGATAGAACGCGAAGAAGAGTACAAGGATTGGCTCGAAAAGGAGAGCGACCGCCTGATCTTGATAGGAGTGATTACTCCCCTTCAAAGGCTTAGGGTCGGATTTTCTACCTTGGTGCTCTGGTTGACGAGAGCGGAGAAAGGAAGGAGCTTCTTGAGAGAACTTTACCTCGAGTTAGAGGAGGGAGAGAAGAAAGAGGTTGGCCAAAAGGGATCCCCCGTGATCGAGAAAGAGGGTGGATTCGGCGGGTACTTTTACCTCCACGCCAACGGAGATCTGATCTGGAAGAGGTTCAGGCCGGAACCTAGTCCGTTCGTGAGGAGAATTTGGGCCGTCAGCTCCGGCGATCCAAGGACGAACGCCTGGTTGATCGCTGTGGAGGCCTTAGCCCTCGGGGCACCGAAAGAGAGGATCTTCGAGCTGAAGGAGAAGTGGGGGCTCTCCGACGACGAAGCCCAAGAGTTCGCGAAGAAGTTCGATCTCCGGCTTTATCTCGACGGAGATCAGTGGTGTGCCACCAGGAATGATTTCGTGAACCTACAAGAGAGTGACGCTGGCTTCGGGCCGACCGCTCTCGAGGCTTTATCGGAACTCGTAAAGGCTTTGCTGAAGGAGGGCCTGGGGTTTCCGGTAGCCGGGAGGTGACGACGATGGGATTCTTTAACTCTAAACTGGTAGCGATCCCGTTCAAGGGAGAGTTTCGGGAAGCGATGCTCTCCGGAAGGAAGACCATGACTTCCAGGTACAAAAGATACGGAGAGCCGGGGGATTATTTCAAGGCCTTCGGCAAGACCTTCACGATCATATCGGTGAGGAAGGTTCAGCTCTCTCACGTCAAGGATTCCTTTTACTACTCCGAGGGATTCGAGAGCCCTCGGGAATTCGCGAAGGTATGGGCTTTGCTTCATCCCCGGAGAGGATTCAGACCGAGGGACGAGGTTTATCTCCATTCCTTCCGGAGAGGAGGGCCGAGATGAATCAGATCGCGATTCAGTTTCCGGAAAAAAAGAAGAAGGCCTCGAAGTCGGAGGCCGAGGTTCTAGCCGTCCTCAGGGAAGCCAGGGACACGAAGACCGAATACATCGCGGGCTATCCTGGAAAAGTTCCGAATTACCATCTCCAGGGACCCGGTTCCGGGGGCTCGGAAGGCAAGAGGAGGTTCCGGTCGCTCAGGGAGAAAGGGTTCCCGGTGGACTTGAAGAGGTTGAAGGTGAACGGGAAGTTTACCGGAACTTGGCTGTATTGGATCAAGGAGGAAGATCAAGATGGATCGAACCAAGAAAGAACTTAGTTTAGCTGACGGAACATTCTATTACTTTATAGATTCATTCGGGGAGGTTTGTCGCGAGACTTGGTTCGGATACCCTCGAGATAAGATGCGCTCTTCGATCGGGAATATATTCCTCAAGAAGAACGAGGCGGTTAAGATTTCGAAACTTCTCCCGCTAGTTTTTCGTGCCGGTCGAAGAGATCCGACGAGGTTAATGGGGATCCTCAGGAAGGAGGATCACAGATGACAAGAGAGAGAAGGATGCTCGGGAAGAGCCTCTCGACTTCCAGGAAGTATCATAGGGTCGGGGAGAAACTAAAAAATACCGACCCGATCCTGAAGTGGAAGTCTAAGGCGATCTTCCCTCTGCTCGTCGCCCATCAGGATGACTATGGAAAACTAGAGGGGGATCCTCCGGTAGTGCGGGCGAAGATTCTCCCGCTAGAGGACGACCTCACGAATGAAGACGTGCGGGTCATATTCGAGATAATGCACGACGAGAAGCTAATCGTGTGGTATAAGATCGGGGGGGAAAGTTATATCTACATACCCCAATCTTATCGGTTCCAGACCTTCCACGGGATACAGAAACAGGATTCGAGGATCCCGGATCCGCCGGAGGAAGAACTAATCAGGGTTGGTGAGGCTAGAAACCAAGACAGGTTAGATAGCGAACCAGATCGGGTTCTAAGTGAAGATAAGGGAAGTAAAGAAAAGAAAAGAGAAGATAAGAAAAGAAAAGAGGATACCGGTAAAAATTTCAAAGGATCCGGAAAGAATAGTAGTGATCGGGATTCATCCGGAAAGGAACCCGAATCTATAGGGTTAGTAGTAGGAAGGATCAGGAGGGATCTCGAGAAGGGGAAATAGACTTATCGGCCGGCCGGATCGGGTAGCCTTCCCTTTACCCTTCCGGCTGATTAGAAGTGGTTAAACGTGGACCTCGAAAGGAGGGCAGGTATAAATGAAAGCGGTCACTATCGCGGCGGCGGAAGGAATAGGTAATATTATAATGGCGACCCCTCTCGTATCAGCGATGAAGGACCTCGGTTTCCGGACTTTCTTCTGGATGGATCCGACCCCGGAGGGAACCCAGGTGGCGAACCTATTTCATAATTGGAACGCTGACAAGGTATCCCAGAGGGACCCGAGACCATTCATAGAAGACTCGGAGGCGATCCTCGTAACATACTGGGCGAGAATGAAGTTCGAGGGTTACGAGATAGATCCGAGGTTCAGGTTCAGCCGGATCTTCTTTCCTCTCGAATCCGAGGTCGATCAGAACATGGCACTCGCCCACTCGATTGGATACAAGGGACCGACTCCCCCGACCTGGGTTTCCCCATCGAACGCTAAGTTCGGGCTTCCCAAAGATTCGGTGATCGTTCATCCTGGATGCAAGAGAAGTTGGCAGGACAGAAAGTCTTGGGGAAAGTTTTCGGACCTCATAGATTATTTGAAGAACCCGATTATACTTCTCGGACCGGAGGATGTGTTTCACGTGAAACATGGCGGAAGAAATCCGAGCACGGCCCATAACCTGAAGCTCCCGGACGCGGCCGCGTTAATAAGGGAAGCGGGATCGTTCATCGGCAACGACGCCGGGCCGATGCATATCGCGATGGCGGTCGGAGCCTTAACCTTCGGGGTCTTCGGTCCTACTCCGATTGAGAAATCTTACCACCCTCAGGCCCAGCTAGTTCCGATTACCAACGAAATACCGTGTAGGCATTATTGTAACTTCTATGATCCACCGGTTGAGAAGTGTAAGAGGAGATGCCTCGACGATTTGACGGTGGAGATGGTTCTGGAAGAAATCAAGTCCTTCGCCCCCGAGCTCTTGAGGTAAGAGCGGGGGGGGGAAGGGGAAAGGAGGAGTACCGCATGAACGCCGACGGAAACCTAACCTTGAATCGGGAGGCCGCGAAGAGAAGGTTGAGGCAGTTCACTTCCCCGGATTCGGTTCAGGAATTATCCGAGGCGACCGGGGCCCACCCCACGACGGCCAGGGCGTGGAAGCTCGGGGAGAGACTTCCGAGTACCCCGTACCTGACGAGGCTGTGCGACTTCATCAGGATCCCCGAGGGCGTGATCCTCTTCGGGGAAAAGGGATTTCGGAAATAGCGAGGCCCGAAGAGAAAGAAAGGGGAACCAGCCATGGGAAATGAATTGACTTTGCCGAAGGAGGCGATCCAGTTGGTAGCGGATACCGAGGAAAGAGCGGAGGATTTTCGCTCGCTCGCCATCAGACACCAGGAAGATTACGAGGTGGCCGGAATAATGCTTCAGGACGTCAAGGGTAGACTGAAGCGGCTCGAGGAATTGAGAAAGGGAATGACGAGGCCGCTGGACGAAAGTAAGCGGAAGATCATGGATCTTTTCAAGAAACCCCTTGACCGACTCTCCGAAATGGAGTCAATCATCAAGAGGAAGATGCTCAAGTATTGTGATGACGTGAAGCGAATGGCCGCGGAGGAGCAAAGAAGGTTGGAAGAAAAAGCGAAGAAGGAAGAGGAGAGGAAGAGGAAACAACTTGAGGCGAGGGCGAAGAAGGTGAGAGAAAGCGGGGATGATCTGAAGGCGGACTCCCTCCAGAAAGAGGCTGAAGGGGTCTCGGTTCCGGTGATGCGTGTCGAGGAGGAAGTCCCGATAGTGGATGGAACCTACACTCGAAAAATCTGGAAGTTCAAGATCGTCGACCAGAATCAGATCCCTCGGGAATACATGATCCCTGACGAGGCCCTCCTTTCCTCGATCGCCAAGACCAAGAAAGAAAAAGCCCAGATCCCGGGCGTCGAGTTCTTCTTCGAGGAAACGATCGCCTCGAGAGGGAGGTGAGAGAAATGAGAAAGAAGAAGATCGGGATAGGGATCCCGACCGCCAACAGGCCGTTGTACCTCAAGACGTTGCTCAAGTCCTTGGGAAAGCAGCGACTTGACGGCGGTTTGTCGTCGGTGAAAATCGTGGTGGTCGAAGATTCTCTTCCGGAAGGGATCCCGTCAATCGAAACGGAGTACGACTATGACGAGCCTGCGAGCCCGGCCGAGCTCGTGATCGTGAAGGGACCGAGGAAAGGTCCGCATCATTGCCATCAACGAATCCTCGAGCACTTTTCCGAAGATCAGGAGGTCGATCTGATCGTGAGGCTCGACGACGACGTGGAGCCGCTGAGGGAAAATTTCATCCAACTCCTGGTGGACCTTATCAAGAGCGATGACAAGATACTCGGGGTCGGCGGGATCTTCGTCCAACCCGGAATTCAAAACAGGCTCCAGGCTTGCAGGGGTTGGGATTACCACTGCCAAATGAGATGGAACCTCGCCGAGGCCCCCTTCGAAGTTCCCCACTTACACTCCAGCTACATCTATCGGAAGAAGGCGGCCTTGGACGTCGGGGGATTCCCTCTCTACTACTCTTCGGTCGGCCATAGAGAGGAGACAGACTTTTCTCTGAGGCTCAAGTTCCTCGCGAAGGGAAAGCTCTTCGTTCATCCAGAGGCGGTCGCTTGCCACCATCGAGCTCCGTTCGGGGGAATCAGGAAAAGCAATTACGCGGAATTGGCGAGGGAAGATGACCTCTTGTTTAAGAAGAAAATGTCCGAGCTCGGGATCAGAATAGATTCGTGGGACGGGAAACCAATGTTCTTGGGGTAACCGAGGAGGAGAAGTGAACATCTTCGAAAGGATCGACGAGAAGATCAAAACGGTTTACAGAGATCTTTATCGGGAGCCGAGCCTCATCCTTTTAAGCCCCGAAGACTTCACGGAATTCATCGCCGAGTGCGTGGCGATCCTTAGATATACCGGGGATCGTCCCACCAATCACGACCTCGATAAGAGGAGCGCGAAACACCGGAAAGTGATTGTTTATCGAGGGATCCAGGTGGTCGAGATAGTCGATCGGGTCGATTCTCCAATGGTTGTTATAGGGGTCTAAAGATGACGAGAACACTTTTCTGTACCGGGCAGGGGATAGGCAACGTGATCATGGCGACCCCGGCTATAAAGGCTTCCGCGAAAATCTCCGGCTCTCCAGTGGACCTTTACCTCGCCCCGACCCCGAAGACGGTAAAACTAAAGGAACTATTCTTCGATCAAAGGTTCGTGAGAAGGATTCGACAATTTCCGGAACAAATGTTCGAGGATCGATACGACTATATCATCGTGACTAGCAACTTCTCGAGGACCGCGATCCTGGAAGGACGCAGGAACGTGATTCGTCTCGAAAGAATCCCGCCGGGAATCCGGGAGGAGGATTCCAACATAGAATTGGTGAGGAAGATAGGGTATAGGGGAAGGACTCCCGATCCATTCGTAGTGAAGGTTCCGATGAAGGGAAAGAGGATTTTCAGACCGTCGGTCGGGATCCATCCGGGTTGCAAGGAGAAATGGAGGCGAATCAAAGCCTGGCCCGGATTCCAGCGGCTAGCAGGATCGTTGTCTAGGGACGGGATCAAGGTTTGGGTATTCATCGGGACGGAAGAGCTGCGGTTCTTCAATAGAGACGACTGGCCAGCCGACGCCTCGGTGGTTAGCGGGCTTGAGCTCCCGCAGGTAGCCTGGTTGGCGGGAAAGATGGACGCCTTCGTCGCCGGTGATTCCGGGCTCCTTCACTTAGCTGGCGCGGCAGGCACGCGAACGGTCGGGATATTCGGAAGTACCGATCCGGAAAGGTCTCTTCCGAGGGGGGCCGTCCTCGTGAGGTCGAATCCCATCCTCCCCTGCCAGCCTTGTTATTATCGGTTGAAGAACGACCTTAACTGCGAAAGGTCACCAGATTGCGAAGTCGCCCCCTGCTTGTTAGCGGTGAGTCAAAAGCAGGTCGAATCTTCGGTGAGGCTTGTCCTTGATAAAGGGGGAAATCGAAGAAGGAAGAGAAAGGGGGGGAAGTGATGGTTGATACCTTTGAAATATTTATGGAATGTGTTTGCCATGCCGGAACTATTGTGGCGACCTGCGATCTGTGCGGAAGGACTTATTACAATTATATGGACGCAGGGTGTTTCGAGGAGGGCGAGCTTGAGAATCTTGAGAAGAAGTCGGAGGAGGAGCCAGATAAATACATTGGTGTAGATCATACGGTCGGAATGGGAAGGATAGACGGGAAGCAAGTAATTTGGGATTGCAAGTGCGAGAAGGCAAAGCGGTATGAGAAATGGATTTGGGATCACCGTCGGATTATTGCGGAATATTTGAAACGAAGGACAGCAGAAGAATTTGAGGAGGCCAAAAAAGAGGTTAAATTGACTGAAGGATTTTAGGGAGAAGGAGGCGACATGAAACGGTATGTATTGGCAATTCTCGAATGTACAAGCACTAATCCTGAGGATGGGATGGAGTCTGTATATACAGGATGCACCGATGGAATGGGGAAAGACGAGATCGCCGTTTTGGATGAAAGATTGTTGGTCAATTTAGATAAGCAAATGATGAATAATATAATCAATAATTGGGAGCTATTTGTAAACAGTCCTGAGTATCCTTTTATCCAGCGGTTGATAAACGTACAGAGGGAGAAGGAGGCGACATGAAAAGGGTATGGTGGGTAAGAAGAGAAAGTAAGATGTGGACAAGCTTTAAAATCAGACGAAATAAGAATTTATACTCCATAGCGTTCTTGGGTTCCCTACGCCTCAAAGATATCCGCAAACTCCGTGATGTATGTGATGACATTCTAAAAAGGGAGGAGGGGGAGTGATGGATAAGTTAGAAATAGAAATTAAACTCCAGGCCTTGATAACGAGAAGAGAGGGAATGATTATCGAAAACAAAATAAGGGAATCATTGGGATAAGCACCTGCCTACTATGAAGATAGTTTTATTGTGCTTGCGGAAGATATAGAGAATTTATTAGAGAAGGAGAATTAACTGGAATGGAGAAAGGAAGGAGGAAGAAATGAAAAAGCTCGCGATCGCTCTACTACTTGTCGTGGCCGTATTCCTAAACGTGGTTTGGTTGTCGTCCTGCGGTCCGGCAGAGTTCGTCGCTAAAGCGACGATCGAGTCCGTCGTCGACTCTCCTAGCTACCAGGATTATCTCGAGTATACCAAGTGCGTCTACGTGAAGCACGAGATCTTCCGGTGGGATATGGAGGGATACGCAAGGCAGATGATAGCAGGGGCCGAATATCTCTTCAGCACCGCGGAGGGAACTACCGAGGTTTACCTTCGGGCCGACGGGGTCGCTTATCTATTTTCCAAAGACGGAGCCTGGTTCGTCGTCACCGTCTTAAGGTGGGTCTGCTTCGAAGAGGAGCGATCGGAATGAAGGTGATCGTAATCACCTATAGAAAATTCCCGGCTAATCGAGGCGGGGTTTCTAAGCACGCAAGCCACCTCAAGATCGCCTTCCCGGAAGCGGTTCACTACTCCTGGAACGATCTCCCGGAGGATCGACTCTGCCAGGCTTCGATTTCGTTCGAGCCGGAGAAGGCGAAGGCCTTGAACTCGTATCTCCTTTCCGAGGGTTTGGTGAGGAAGGGGGACGTCGTAATCGCCGACGGATTCTGGTTCCACGGTCTGGAGGGTTCCGGCTGTCGGATCGTATCGGTTATTCACGGAACCTTCGCCGGGTGGCTCGGCGCGGGACATTCCCTCGCCAGAGCCCAGGCGGAAATCATTCCGCTCGCGGATGAATGGGTCGCGGTCTCTCCCTTCGCTGAATCGGAGGCTGAAAGATTCTACGGGGTAAAGGCGAACGAGGTGATACTGAACGCCGTTGATCTCGAGAGGTTCAAGCCGGACGGATCGATAGAAAAGATATACGACTTCGTCGACATGGCAGGAACCTACGAGAAGGGGTTCGACGTCGTGACGGAGCTCCGGGGAGAGTTCAAGGGGTTCACTATCTGGGGGATGGGGGAAGAGGGGGTGATAAATTCCTTGAGAAGGGGGAAGGTCTTCCTCTCCCCCTCGAGGTACGAGGGGAATAGTTACGGGATCCTCGAAGCGATCTCCTGCGGGCTCCCGGTCCTGGGTTCTCCGGTCGGGCTCCTTTGGGATTCGAAGAGCTGGTATGAACTCGAGCTTCCCGGGATCGCCTGGCCTGTCCACCGAGGGGTTCAAGGATATCGGGAGAATTTGAACGCCATGCTTAAGGGGTCGGGCTGCCATTCCTCCATCTGGGAGAGTCCGAGGAAGTGGGCGGAGGATCATCTGAGCCTGGATAGGTTCACGAAAGAATGGAAAAATTTCATAGATTTAAATAGGTAAACCTAAAATATTTCTTTAAGGAGAACCGATGTCGAGTAAAATTAAAAGAAAAACTTTAGATCATAAGCCCTATATCGCCGTTATTCTTGGAGTTTGGAATATGGCGAACACTCTCGAGAGGGCTTGTTCTTCGATACTCGATCAAACATTCAGAGACCTTCACTTGTTCGTGATCGATGACGGGTCCGACGATAATCCGGCAGAAGCGATCGCCGGTCTCCTTAGTTCCGACGAGAGAATCACCTTCGCCGTTCTCCAGAAGAAACTCGGGAAGAGATGGGGACGATCCATGTCGCTTAATTACGGGATAGGCCTCGCTATGGTTCCGGGACGATTGACGAAAAGCGGGGGAGAAAGATTCACTCATATCGGGATAATGGACGCGGACGACGTGTCGTCTTCAAGGAGGTTCGAGGAGGAGCTTCGCCTCATGAAGTCTAAACCGGAGCTCGATCTCGTCAGTTGCTGGTATAGAAAGAAGGGAGAAGTAAAAAATAACCCGGTAGACCACGAAGAGATCGTGAAGGCCTTGCCGGGACGCCCCACCCTCTGCCACGGGGGATTGCTATCTAAGGTAGAGGTGTATCAATCTATAGGCGGGTACGATGAACGCCTTCAAACCTGCGTCGATTGGGACTTTTATTTAAGGGCATGGAAGAAGGGATTTATGATGGGAAACGTCCCGAAGGTTCTTTATTCGATCCTGTTCGGCCGAAATAAACCGCCGGGACACCGCGAGCGATACCTCGAGGATTTAAAGTACCTGAGGGAGAAGCACGGGATCTAAGAAAGGAGGGGAGGTTCGATGTTGCTTCAGAGACCTTTCAAGCTATTCGGTATCGAGATCAGACATGAGCCGGCCGTGATCTTTAACCTTGAAAAAATCTTCAATGAGCTCGGTCCCTTCGATTGGGTAATAGAGTTAGGGACGGGGAACGGAGGGCTCGCGATCTTCTTCTCCGTCCAGCAGAGGATTAGAGGAGGGAAGTTCGTAACCTTCGACTTCGATCTGGAGGGGAAGACCGGAAAAAATCCGAGGGGAGTGCAGGTCGATCGCCTCAAACGGTTATCCATCTCGTATCAAGAGAAGGATATTTTTTCTCCGAGGACGAGGGGCTCCATCCTCAGAAGAATAAAAGAGGGAAAAACATTCCTGTATTGCGACAACGGGAACAAGGCGACAGAATTTAGAACCTTCGCCCCTCATCTCAAGCCAGGATCAGTCGTGGGGGTAGACGATTGGGGAACGGAGATCCGAGAAGAACATGTTTCGGAGATTTGTAAAAGGCAAGGCTTGAGGCCGATCAAGCAGTGGATCGTCGGGGCGAGGCAAAGATTTTGGCTGAAGGATCCTGCCGATCCGGTTGGGAGGGAAGGCAGATGAGAGTCCTTCAGGTTTCGCCGCCATTTAATCCCACTCCTCCCGTCGGGTACGGGGGAGCGGAACGGGGAACCTGGGTCCTCTCTGAAACCTTGCGAAGGCGAGGCCACGAGGTCACTCTCCTGGCAGGGGTAGGATCCAGGTTCTCCGGCTCCCTCGTCGAATTCCCGAACCAGTGGGGAGAAGG